TAAATATTGGGCTAGTGATAATGTATCACAATATATGGAAGAGGGAGACGATCAGGCCCTTATTGAAGAACTAGTTCCTCATTTTGAAGGTGTGCTAGACACACTTATTATTGATAGGCATACAGATCCTAATAGTCAAGGTACAGCAAGACGTCTTGCTAAGATGTATATAAACGAACTTATGTGGGGTAGATATAATAGTATGCCTAATGCCACAGCATTTCCTAATGATATAGAAGAAGGTTATAAAGGTATGTTGGTTGTGAGAAGTGAAATACAAAGTATGTGTTCACATCATCACCAACCAGTAAAAGGTGTAGCATACATTGGTATTATTGCTGGAGAAACACTTATTGGTTTAAGCAAATATACAAGAATTGCACAATGGTGTGCAAGACGTGGTACATTACAAGAAGAACTTGCTAATGATATCTCTAGAGAAATAATGAAAGCAACTGGTAGTAAAAACTTAGGTGTTTATATTCAAGCAACACACGGTTGTGTAGAGAATAGAGGTGTGTTAGCACATAGTAGTTTAACACAAACAACTGTATTAGAAGGTTCTTTCTTTGATGATTCAAGTACAAAGAAAGAGTTTTTTGATAATATAAAATTACAACAAGAATACGCAAGTAAATAATATGATTAATAATAGAAACGGGTATCTTGTTGTAGGTAAATTTAGTGTTCCTATTAGAGAAATTACTGACTGTATTGTAGAACGTAACGAGTTGGAAGTTATTTGTAAAAAATATCCAATTAGTAAAGAAGAAGTATTTGAATGTTTAGATGCGATTGCAGACCTTGATAGTATTACTTCTAGAGACAGGTTAAAATGTAAAAATATAGGAACTAATGAGGACATACAAATACAAACAGTTTCCATTACTGATAACCTATTTTTAAAAATAGTTCAATTTGGTAAAGTCATTAATGATAATTTAGAAGATTTTAATAAATTATTTGATGTAGGATTTTTAAATTTAGCATATGAATGTTATGAAGATATACATAACGGACATAGACAGTTTGAAAACTCTGAGCTACATACCATTGTTTTTGATGCTGTTGAAAGCATGATAGATGGACAAATATCAATGGAAGATTTATACAATTTATTACAAGTAGAATTAGATGAAATTAAGATATAGCGAAGCATTTTACTCAGTACAAGGAGAAGGCAGATTTGTTGGTGTGCCTAGTATCTTCTTAAGAGTATTTGGTTGTAATTTTGAATGTGCTGGGTTCGGACAACCTAGAGAAAATTTAATTGCAACTGATCAAATGCCTTATATGTTAGATCCTAAAGCAGATAAAAACCATCCTGATGCTTATAAAAGCATAGAAGATTTACCCGTCACACCCATTGGGTGTGATTCAAGTGCCAGTTGGGCAATGAAGTATAAACATTTACAGTTTACTCGATCTGTAGATGAAGTGTTTGATCACATCACATCATTGCTACCAACTGGTACTTTCACTGGCCAACACGGTGAAGACATACACTTGGTGATCACAGGTGGTGAACCGCTACTAGGGTGGCAACGTGTTTGGCCAGCACTTTTAGATAAGTGTAAGAATGTAGGGTTAAAAAATGTAACATTTGAAACAAATGGTACGCAAGATATTAAAAATGATCTAATAACATATTTTAACTTAACACAACCTAATTTACATGTTACATGGAGTACATCTCCTAAATTAAGTATTAGTGGTGAGAAGACTGATGATGCTCTAATACCAAAGTCATTATTATCAATGAATTCTGTTCATAATAGTTATCTATATACAAAGTTTGTTGTTAGAGATGAGGAATGTTTTAATGAAGTTGATATGTTTGTTGATAGTTATAAAGAGTCAGGTGTTAAACTTGATTCTATTTACTGTATGCCTGAGGGTGCTACATTAGAGCAACAAACATTAACTGAAAAAAATGTTGCTGAGATATGTATGAAGACTGGATATAAGTTTAGTCCTAGATTACATATTAGTTTATTTGGAAATGCATGGGGGACTTAATGAAGGGTAAACAATATCAAATTTTTATAAAAGGATGGGGAGCCTACGAAATGGGTTGGTACCCTCATGCTATAGGAAATTCTATAGAAGAAGTTAAACAAAAAGTATTTGCTGAATGTGAAAATAAATATGCTGAGTATCGTGTAGTAATAGAAAATACTTTAACGATTGTAGAGGAAGGAACTTATAAAGAAGGAGTCTGTAATAATGGATAAACATGATTGGAATTTTATAAAAAATATGAGTCCTCTTTTGATTACAGCAGTTGTAATGTTCTTTTTAATGGTGGCATATGAAACAAAAGCAGATGAAAATAAAGTTATGGGATATACTGAACATGGAATACCGGTCACTAAAGCAGAATTAGAAGTTAGAAGTGTTAGAGTTGATTCTATCAGAAGTTGGAAATGGATAGAAGAAACAGATACATTAAGACTTACACTTAACAGGAAAAAACAAGTAGATGTAGAATTTTTTAATAGATGTTTTGATATGCCTTATGCTACAGGATTACAATTTAAACCGTGGGGTGGATTTAACAGTATTGGAAAGGGAGATAGTATTATGCCTATAAGTTGGTCAAATAGAACAGCACTATGGCCGTGTACTATAAAAAGAATAACAGAAGTTATTGAGGAGAAAGAAGATGGCGAAGAAAACTAAATTACCTTTTAGCATGATGCCTGCTAGTTGGGGACTCAAAGGTAAAAGTCGTGCAATAGCAGAAGCAGAATATTACTATGATGGTGAAGAACTTGAAAAAATGTTAGCAGAAATAAATGCTGATACAGAAGAAGAAAAAACTTTAGCACAATTAGAAATAGATTTTAATAATGGTAAGATAGGTAGATATGAGTACGAAAAAGAGGTTGCTAATCTTAAGAATGAACCATATGTAAATGTGATGAAGTTAGAAGTAAATCCGGAAAATGCAAAAGCAGGATATATGGAACTTGATTGGAATGATAAGTTTGTTGAATTTTTATCTGAAAACGGCTATACAGGTGAAAGTGATGAAGCAGTTGTAAATAAGTGGTTTAATGATGTCTGTAGAACTGTTTTAATACAAGAAATGGCTGATCAGGATTATGGATTACAAGAAGCAAGGACACCAAACAACTCTAAAGACGTTGTAAATGTAAAAGTGCAAGACGAAGATGGATCAGACAAAGATTGAAGTACAAGCAAAGGTAAAGTTAGGACTATTATCTAAATCTTTAGATAAAGTAATATCAGATGCCTTAGAAGAAATGTCTCCTCAAGAAGTTACTTATATTTTAGAAAACTATGCTAAATTTTTAACCTATGATTTGAAAAGAAATTTCGAACAAAAACGTGAAAAGGACTTGAAAGAATCACCTTTTGATGCTATAATAAATGATAACTTAGGAAACGAATGAAAACATATATTTTAGTAGATAGTTTAAACATGTTCTTCCGTGCTAAACATGTAGGCGGTGGCAAGGATATAGATATGCGTGTTGGCATGGCAATGCATATTATGTTTAATAGTATTAAGAAAGTATGGAACGACTTTGATGGCGACCATGTTGTTATGTGTTTAGAAGGTAGAAGTTGGCGTAAAGACTTTTATCCTCCTTACAAAGCAAATAGAAAAGTCCTAATGGACAAAAGATCAGTTACAGAACAAGAAGATGATGAATTGTTTTTTGAATCATATAATGATTTAACTAAATTCTTAGAAGAACGTACTAATGTAAGTGTTATACAACAACCTAATGCAGAAGCAGATGACTTAATTGCTACTTGGATACAAGAACACCCAGAAGATAAGCATGTTATAATTAGTACTGATAGTGATTTTTATCAGTTACTTGCAGATAATGTTATACAATATAATGGCACAACAGATCAAATAGTTTCACTTGAAGGATTTAAAAATGCAAAAACAGGTGAATGGGTTATAGATAAAAAAACTGGAGAGAAGAAAACACCAGTAGTACCTGAATGGGTATTATTTGAGAAGTGTGTGAGAGGAGATAGTGCTGATAATGTGTTTAGTGCCTACCCAGGTGCTAGACTAAAAGGTACTAAAAACAAAACTGGAATCACTGAAGCCTACAATGACAGGCATACAGGTGGATTTAATTTTAATAACTTTATGTTACAACGTTGGGTAGATCATGAAGATGTAGAACACAGAGTTAGAGATGACTTTGAACGTAATAAAATACTCATAGATCTTACACAACAACCAGAAGAAGTAAAAGCAGAAAGTAAACAAATTATAGAAAATGCTAAACTTAAAGACCCAAAGCAACAGGTTGGTGTATATTTTATGAAGTTCTGTGCTAAATGGAACTTAGAAAGAATGAGCCAAAACCCTGGCGATTATGCGGAGTTTTTAAATGGACAAGCCTGATCCTGTAGAGGAGGCAATAAAAAGAATTTGTTTAGACTGGCCTAAAAATCCGCATTGGATTTATACTAGTCCTGATCAGAACAAAGTATATAGGCAAATGAGAAGAGATGTTTGCCCTGATTTATTTAAAAACGAAAAGGGCGAGCCAAACAAACAACTTTATTCCATAGGTGGAGTTGTTGTTGGTAAAGATGAAAACTATGGCAATAAGGAGAATAAGGCGTGGTGAAAAAAATAACTAAAAAATCTAAAGCACATTTACAGCAGGTATCTGATGTAGCATGGCTAGTAAGACAAGGACCTAGAAAACTAGGTATCCTTAATAAAGATATTCAGGATCATTACTTTTATTTAAATGGTAAGTCTATATTAAAATTTGAAGATGAAGCAGATGTAGGACAACATTTTGGAAATACATCTATATTTGAAGAACAAACTAAAGTTTCACCTGTAAAAGAAGATGCATTTTATATAAAAGGACATTTAATAGATTATGAAACACCTTATCCTTTAGATATTAATCATCCTGATTATGATGAGAACGTTCCTTTATATACAAAAACAGCAGACAGTAATGTTTACTATGCGGCAGGTTGGTATTGTATAAATTTTGAAAAAGGTTGGAAACACAGTCACGGTCCTAAGTATTCCACATTAGTAAACTATGGTTATGCAGGTCCATTTAAAACTGAAATAGAATGTAGACAAGCAAACAGTAAATTAAATAAAGAAAAAAGAATCAATGACTGATATTGAAAAACTTAAATTACATTTAAAAAATATAATAGAAAAAGATCAGCAAGATGTTGTAGTAAATGCAAAGTGGCTTCTTAATATTTTAGAAGATAATAATTTTTCATCTAATAAAGACGCAGTTGAAAAGGTTGAATTAGATGGTGGAAAATTCTAAAAAGTCTATTGACGGAGACGGATACAACAAAATTTATAAATATCAATGGATTACAAATGTATATGGGTTGCCTATGAGTGCAAAAGAACTTATGCTTGATATCTGTGAAAAGAAATTTGGTTGGCATTTTTTACCACATAAGGATATGAATTATCATAGCGATAATTGGTATGAGAAACAAACACTAGTAATTAGTTTTGAAAGCAAAATGGATCTAATTACCAGTAAATTAAACGTAACATTATAAAGGAATTATAAATAACAGCATGAAAGTAGAAATATATAGTAAGCCGGCATGTCCATTTTGTGTACAAGCAAAAGCATTGGCTGAGAGAGAAGGGCACGAACTAACATACAAAATGCTTGATGAGGATTTTGACAGAGAAACACTTATGGAGACTTTTCCAGGTGCTAGAACGTTCCCACAAATTATTGTTGACGGTGAGAAAATCGGTGGCTTTACTGAATACAAAGCCTTAGTAGAAGCAAGTAAGTAATGAAAGAATTAGGAATGGCATTATTAGGAACAATGGCAATAGCATTGTTCTTTGGATTTAAGATATACCCAGATTTAGAATACACAGGATATTCAAGTCAGGGGTCGTGTACAGGAGAATGCTACGAAGAGTATGTAGCACTTAACGGTACAGTTGTTGAAATAGAACAACGTAAAAAAGAACTTGCTAACGCAGATGAGTTCAGCAGTATCAGATCATTATGGGCTGGTTGTGCCGCTTGTCACGGACAAGATGGTGGCGGTATGGGACCTTTCCCAAGTTTACAAGGCAAAGACAAAGCATACATTGTTCAAAGACTTGTACAATACAAAAACAAAGAACAAGTTGGTGCAATGAGTAGCACTATGTGGGCACAGGCAGGAATGCTCAGTGACCAAGATATGGAAACAATTGGTGCTTTTATTGAAGCAGGTTTCCCAAGCAAATAAACAACTGTTTTAATTCAAAAAATGATAAATATATGTATAGGAGAATACATATATGAGCAGACCCAAACCTACAATTTTATTAGAACATATTAATAAAAGCACCTATAAATCAGAACAAGTATTAAGTGCTGATGCTATTTATAGTGTATTCTTTGACGGTAAACCTATAAATCTTAGAGTTTTACATACACTTGTTTCTTATCCTGGACCTAAATACAAAAAAGTTTCTTTTAGTAATCCAGGACATGCCTTTAATCTTGCAGAAAGATTAAATAAAATTTTTAGTACAGATAATTTCCAAGTCGTAAAACTTACACAAGGCGACGTTATAACTGAAGATGACATCAAGTGATATTCCTCTACAATATAAAATAATAGATAGTCTCAATCAAATTATTAAAGAAGGTTTATTACCAAGTAGTTCAAGGCGTCCAGGGTTTACTAAAGATTCTAGATTTTATAGACAATTTAAAGGGTTTACAAGAGAACAATTAGGGTATAAGATCTTTAATAACTACAGAATATCCAAACAGAAGGGTCCTATGGGGCTCAGACTAACGTATTTAGGCAATGAACTACTTAAACAGCATTTCGATCATTACGAATATAATCACAATATAAACCCTACTCCTAAGATGTATCTAGTATTAGATGAAACTATGGAATGGCCATATTACTTTACTAAAAAGAAAATGGTTCTTTATAGCCAAGAGGATTCAGCATGGTATAAGTTGAATGGTTCTGATATTAATGCATTTATTCAAATTAAATAAAGGTTGACATATTTTCAATTTCATGTATAATAGTTTATATTGTAAGGTTAACTTACAATTTGTTTAAAGTTGAAGAAAATAGGAGGTCATATGACTACATCAACAACTAAAGAAATGAAAGTGCTAACAGCACTTCAAAATGGCAGAACTTTAAGTTCAGCTCAAATCAGAGCACAATTCGGTGCTGGAAACCCACAAGCAGTGATTCAATCACTACGTTTTAAAGGATTTCCAATCTACTTGAATACTGTTACTGATACTAAAGGAAGATCAAGAAATGTTTACAGACTTGGTACTCCTTCAAGAGCAGTTATTGCCGCTGGTTACAGAGCAATGGCTACTGGAACTGTTACTTCATAAGAAGTATTTCCTAATATAAAGGGCACCTAGGTGCCCTTTTTTATTCTTAAAAAAAAGATTTAAAAAAAAGGTTGACATATATCATTTTTTTGCTATACTAAGAGTATATTAAAAATTGTTAGGAGTAACATAATATGGAAACATTAAACGTAAAACCCACAACAGTAGAACCTATTCTACTGAGGTCACTAAAAGTAGACAGACCAATTTTTATCTGGGGAGCACCTGGTATTGGTAAGTCTGAATTAGTGGAAGGCATCGTCCAAAGTGGCGAATTAGGAAATGCGGTAACAATTGATTTGAGACTTGCATTACTTGAACCAACTGATCTTAGAGGATATCCTTTTAGAAATCCAGAAACAAATACAATGGAATGGTCTCCTCCAAGTGATCTACCAAGTGAAGAATTTGCTTCGGAATATGATACTGTGGTATTGTTCTTAGATGAACTTAACTCTGCACCTCCAAGTGTACAGGCGGCGGCTTATCAGTTAGTTCTTAATAGAAGAATAGGACAGTATAAACTACCTAAAAATGTCAAAATTGTTGCCGCAGGTAACAGAGAAACAGACAGAGGTGTTACATACAGAATGCCAGCACCGTTGGCTAACAGATTTAGACATATTAATATGGAAGTAAACTTTGATGATTGGCAAAAATGGGCAATTAACAATAACATACATCCAGATGTAATAGGTTATTTAAGTTTCTCTAAAGGTGATCTTTTTGACTTTGATGCAAAAAGTAGTTCACAATCATTTGCAACTCCAAGAAGTTGGACTTTTGTAAGTGAGATTTTGAGTGTTGATAGTTTTGATTCAGCAGGAGCCTTTGAACAAAAGGCAGAAATTGCTGGTGCTATTGGCGAGGGTATGGCAATTAAGTTTGTGGAACATAGAAAGATTGCTAGTAAACTACCTAATCCAGATCAAATACTTAACGGTGACGTTAAGACTTTAGATAGCAAACTGTCTAAAGAGATATCAGCAAAGTATAGTTTAGTTGTAGGACTAGCATACGAACTTAATGATATCTTTAAGGATAACGGTATTGATGACAAGTTTAGAAAAGGACTTAATAATACTGTAAGATTTGCTTATGATAACTTTGAACCAGAAATGGTAGTGTTCTTGTTCAAAACAATAATGAAGGACTATCAGATTAGATTTAATGTAAGAACTGATCTCGACAAAGACTTACATAAAACTTTCTCAGATAGATATACAAAGTATATTGCCTAGTAGGAGGCAACTTTTTAAAACCCTTGTGCACCTACCTATGTTACTCCCTACCTAAGAATGCACAAGGTGATCCCCCAGGCAACTGGGGGATTTTTTTTGATAAAAACAATATAATTTACTTGACATATAACAACTTTTTGTTATAATATATGTATAGTTAGGAGTAACAATATGACAGACACAATAGAAGCAAAAACAAAATCCAAAGGTAATGCCTCAGATAGAGCACCTAAACTATCTAAAGAAATACCTGAAACTACTTTGACCCAAGCAGAGATAGAAGATAGACTTATAAAAGCAAGAATAGAAATGCTTATATCTGCACCTTTCTTTGGTAACTTGGCTACTAGACTTAGATTCAAAGATGCTACTGATTGGTGTCCTACGGCCGCCACAGACGGCAAATATTTTTACTACAATCGTAACTTTATTGCCGCTTTAAGTGATGCAGAAGTTATTTTTCTAGTAGGTCACGAAGTACTACATTGTGTATATGATCATATGGATGTAGATAGAAGGGGCGACAGACACCCTGTGCTTTGGAATATTGCAAACGACTATGTTATAAATGCTGACTTAATAGATGCAAATATAGGTGAAGAAATTAAACTAGTACAAATATGTCATGATTGGAAATACAGAGGTAAAATTTCTGAGGAAATATATGACGAACTTTTTGATGAGATGGAAAAGAATGGTCAAATACCACAAGAAACCACACTTGATATACATATAGAACGTGCAGAAGGAGATGATGAAGGTTCAGGTAAAGGCCCAAGTGGAAATACAGACGAAGATTCAGAAGGTAAAGATGGTCCAGCAAAATATACTGCTGAAGAAAAAGAACAAATTAAACAAGAGTTCCAGAATGCAGTAATGCAATCTGCAAAGGCGGCAGGTGCTGGTAACTTACCTAGTGGTGTTAAGAGAATGTTAGACAAACTTCTTAATCCACAACTTGATTGGCGTGAACTATTGGCTATGCAAATACAGTCAATTATGAGAAGTGACTACACATATCAAACACCAAGTAGAAAAGGGCTAAATGAGGGTTTCTACTTACCAGGAATGGATAGAGAAACAACTATTGATATTGCATTGGCAATTGATACGTCAGGATCTATGAGCGATGAAATGTTGATGGATATACTTAGTGAAACAAAAGGTGTTATGGATCAATACACAGACTTTAAAATACATTTATTCTGTTTTGATACAGAAGTACACAATCCAAAAGAATTTACATCATACAATATGGATGAATTCTTAGAGTACGAATGCCAAGGAGGCGGCGGTACTGAATTTGATGTATGTTTTGATTACATGAAAGAGCAAGGTATATGTCCTAAGAAGTTTGTTATGTTTACAGATGGTTACCCTTGGGGTAGTTGGGGAGACGAAACTTACTGTGATACTTTGTTTATTGTACATGGTGGTGGCTATGGTGGTAGAAAACCAGAAGCACCTTTCGGTATAACCGTACCTTACGAGAGAGACGATGATTAAAAGAACATTACTTTTAAACGATACTGACTGGGCAAATTTACATGGAAACGATCTTTATGTCACTATGCTTCGTAACAAAATTAAATGTGATATAGATAAAAATCAAAACGAAGATACTACTAAATCTGATATTATAGAATATTTAGAAGAAGTCCCAACACATTTAGTTTATTATATTTCAGAAAATATTTATGGTTGGTTAAAATATGAAATATATTTTGAGAATGCCTTAGATATGGAAAATTTTGTTCATTTTTATAATATTACATACGGTTTAAATGAAATACAAAAGTAGTGAACAACGAACACAGGATTATATCAAAAGATTTGATAGAGATTCTGTTTTATCTTCTCTAATAAACAATGAAGAACCTGTTATTTTTGATGTTGGTGCTAATGTAGGGCAAACACTTAAAACTTTTAAACAGATTTGGCCTGAATCTATTGTGCATTGTTTTGAACCTATTAAAGAATTCTATGATGTATTATTAAAAAACAGTCTTAAATATGAAGAAGTAAGTTGTCATAATTTTGCATTTGGTGATAAAGATTTTGAAAATGTAAAGTTTTATTATCATGAGATACAACCAATGTTAAGTGGTGTGTATCAATTAAATCCTAACAGTAAAGATAGTATTGCTATTAATGAACCTGATTTAGCAGGTCTTAAAGAAGGCGATTTTATGAAAAATGCTAATAAGGAAATCACAGTAAAACAACATAAACTAGATACCTTTGTAGGTTATTGGGATATACCTAAAATAGATATACTAAAATTAGATACACAATGTAGTGAAGCAAAAATATTAAAAGGTGCAGAAGATACACTTGAAAAAACTTCTGTTGTATTGACAGAACTTAACTTTTATGACTTATATACTAGAAATTTAAGTTTTTACGATATAGAACAGTATTTAAAACCTGCTGGATTTAAGTTATACGATATATCTTATATCAGCAAAAACCCATTAAATGGTAGAACAGATTGGGTAGATGTAATCTACACAAAATAAACCATTTTTTTACAACCATATGTTTTAAATAGGTTAAATACATATATAAATTAAAAAGGAGTTATTTCAATGTCAGACAAAGAAATTAAAAACGAAGAAGTTGTTGAAGCACCGGAAGGCGCAGATGTCAACTTAGAAGGTGATAGCGACGCACCTGAGAGTATCGGTTTACAAGACTTACAAGTACTTGCACAAATCGTTGATTTAGCATCACAAAGAGGTGCATTTAGAGGAAACGAACTTACGCAAGTAGGAGCAGTATTTGATAAATTAACCGTATTCTTACAATATGTTGCTGATAGACAAGCAGAAGCGGCCGAAAATGCAGAAGCCAATGAAGGTGAAGCAGAGGCAGAGGCTCCTGCAGAAGGAGAATAATATGGCAGATGTAATGAAACATGTGGGCTCAGTAGGCGATAAACCTTGTGTAGTGGTCTTCAGAGAAGTTCCAAACGAGCCAGAAAATTGTTTAATTGTTGAAACTGGTTCTTTAGACGATCAAAAGCATGATGATTTAATGAGTGTTGTTTCTAGTTTAGAAGCACAAGAAAGCAACGATATATCAGAAGTGTTAGCAAGAAGACAATTTACAGATGGTTCTAATATGCTTAATGAATTACATTTTGGTAAGAAACTTACTAAAATGGCAGTAAATATGGTTAACTTAACACCTACTCCAGGACAATTTGTTCCTTTAGAAGATGTTAATAAAGAGATCAGAAAACTTGCTGAAGGTACTAACCCACCTTTAAATACAGAAGTTTCAAATGTTACACCGGAATCTGTAAGTGATCCACTTGATAGTGCATCACCTGAATTTGCTAAAACTCTAATGTATGAAGCAGAACTCTTAGAAAGAGATTCTAAACAAATGCTATTAGAAGCAGATATAAAAAGAAAAGAAGCATACGCATTAGATCCAAGCCTAGAGCCTAAAAAAGGCCCAGGTAGACCTAAAAAACAAGACTAATGTCTTATAAGAGCACTAAAATATTGCTCTTAGGAAAAAAGACACAGGAAGGTAAAACTTTACAGGAGTTCATGCCAGAACAATTTCCTGTAGAAGTACCTTCTGAATACATCTTCTCAATAAAAATTACTACAGCAGAAGATGAAAAAATAGAACTTGATCTTAGTAACTTAATAACTCCCTTAGATTTACAAGATCTTGCTTCATTCTACAAACGATTCAGATTAAAGGAGCATGTAAACACTATAGAAATATATCTAGATTTACAGTCTTTACAAGACAAAATGCTCCTAGAATCGTCCACATTCATAGATAATATATTCCCAAAAGACGAATAAAAAGGTTGACATATCTCTAAAATTTGCTATACTATATGTATATTAAATATTTAGGTAGGAGTAAATATGCAAACTTTAGTAATTCAAACACAAAACCGTGAGAACTATGCGGCTCATGATAGAGGGTATAAACACGGTGTTGACGAAGCACATTGGAAGTTTAAGGGTGGTAGCACTTATTTTGTTACTGACTTAACTGAAGCCAATGTCAACAGCATTGTTGCTAATGGCATTCCTACATTAACCAAACTTATAGAAAGCAAGAACGAGGCTTTTGAAGAGTATATCATCGACTGGGAGATACGTGATCTTGGTAAAAATGGCGACGGTAAAGGCCCAATTTGTGAGAGTTGGGAGATTCCTGTTCAGTTCTATTATGAGGACAAACAGTGGAAATGTCGTACCCATCACACCCCAGGCGATGAATCCTATTGGAACTCTGCTATTATCAGCAGAGCAGAACAATGGATACCTGGTGAGGGTGGTACTAGGAATGACTATCAGTGTCAGTATAAAACTAAAAATGGTTGGTTTGATCAGAAAGATCCTCAACTAAAAACTGAAGTGGAGGCGGCATAATGATAGAAATATTGCAAGAAGTTACAGATTGGGGTAAGTACCCAGTTGCAAATGGTGTTTATCATATTAATAGTGCAGGGCAACTTGTTCAGCACAATGATAAAGTATTCAAAAATCCAATAAAACAATTCAGCAAAGCAAGACGCAAGTTTAAAAAAATAGGCGAACGTCCTGAAGTGTTAAACAAGGATGTTATTATAGTCAAAGGTTCAAACGGCAATACATATACTATAGAAGA